TATTGTATTATATTGTATTATATTGTATTATATTGTATTATATTGTATTGTAAAATAAGCATTTCTTAAATAATCATTTTTCAAGAAAGTAACCGGTTTTACACAATCGTCATCATATCCACATAAAATATCTTCTTTATTAATTTGTGGGATAATTTGTTTAGCAACTTTATAAAAATTATCTCTCGAGTTAGGTCCAATATTAGAAAAGGATTGAATTTTACAAGAAGCTGTTGGATTATTCGTTAATATAAAGACACGAACCTTTTTTTTATTTAAATAATGAAATATTTGTTTCAACATTTGAAATCTTTTTGTCCCGCCGGCATAATAAATAGCAATATCTGTATCGGTAATACCATTTTGTCTATAGTCTTCCTCCATTTTTAGAGTATTTGGAATAATAATACCTTCAATAGTAGAGAGACATCCATCCCAATCAAAAACTACCGTTTTTTCTCTAGATGATTTATTAGCCCATTTTTTCAAGTTCTTTGCATCTTTATCTGAAAATCCAATATCTGTTCCAACTTCCCGATTATTTAAAGATTTTAAATATAAAGCGAATTTATTATCTGGGTATTTTTCTAGAAATTTTGTAGTATATAAACTAGCAGGGAATCCGTTTAATATTTCTTTATTTGGGCTATTATCTACAAATATAGGTTCTACATATTTCAATTGTTCTTTAAAATGTTTAATATTTAATTTATCGTTATCATAAAAGCGAATTAATGGAGAGACCATTTTAATATTTCTTCTTTTAATAGTTTTATTTTTTTTATTTTTATTTGTATTTGTATTTGTATTTTTTAATACTCTGTTTTTTTCAGTTTTTTTATTTTTAAGTGGTTTCATAATATAACTCAACCTTTAAATCCACTTTTCAAAAAAGTGGAGCCAAACAACTTCGTTCTTTTTGTAGTTGCTAAATTCAAATACTTATTATTGAGTCTTCTCTCCGTGAATATAATCCAAGACTCTATTTCTTCCAAGAAAATATATTATCATAAATATATTATCCATAAAATTCTAATCCTTAAACAAAACTGTGGAGAGAAACCCGAGAATAAGTATTTGAATTTAGCAACTACAAAAAAGAGCGAACGTAAGTCTCGGGGGTAATGACCCCCTATTTTTTGTATGGTTTCATTATAATATCATCTCCTTCAAATAATTCTGACCTGATATCGGCAACAGAAATGGCTTCATTTGACTCTTCCTTCTTTTTCTCTAACTTAATTTGTTGAGTATTAACACCATATAAGTTACCTTCTTCGTCGATATTTTGAGTAAGAGATGATCCGGTCTTTTCAGCCAATTCGATATTTTCCTGAATTGCCTTTTTCTTGGATTCTTTTACACGAGTATCGAATGCTTGTTTTGCGAACGATTCATTCTTTCCCTTTTCGTGCATTAGCTGATTTAATTCATCTTCCATATATTCGACCTTTCCAGTCTTGTATGCTTCAGGATCCCAAGGCATCCAAAGCCCAATTGGTCCAACAAATACATCATGATTAGGATCCATTTCTCTCAATAATTTGCATCTTAATTCTGCTTCTTCTTGAGTGGGATAAACACCGCGAATTTTTAATCCTCTTGTTGCAGTCTGGAAGTTATGCTTAATATTAAATTTATTTTCTAATTCTTCTTCATTCTTGTCAAAAAATGTCTTGTAGTCATCATCCATAGTTGATTTAGATAATGTTTCATGTTCTTCCTTTACAAAATCCTTAAAATCATTCGTTAAATCGTCAAATGTTAGATTATATTTATAACTGATAAAATTTAAGAATTGAATATATTTATCCATACTCTTGGAAAAATCCCAAGTCTTTAGGAATTCTTCAAAAAAGAACATTTCTTTTTGTTTTAGGATTTTTTCAGGAGAGACAAAAGAAACACAAACAAATTTTTGATTCGCTATTGGTTTATCCTCCTCTAATAAATCAACATATTTTGGATTTTCCTTTTTATCCTTCGTTAGTTTATTCTCATATTTTACCGATTTACCTGATTTTGAATTACTTGACATTTAATATTAATAAAGATATGTTTTTAAATTGTTTTATCGCATATATATTTTTTTCTTTTTAAATTATATAAGAAATGATGGATATTTCGGAACTCATTAAGCGAATTATTAAGTATCTTGTTATGGGTTTAATGGTTAGTATTTGTGCTTATGCCATTCCTAAACGTTCATTAAATATTGAGGAAATTGGTATGCTCGCTTTAAGTGCCGCTGCTACATATTCTATCCTTGATACTTATCTCCCTGCTATGGGAGTTACTGCCGTTGCCGGATCGGGTCTAGCTATTGGTGCTCGGTTAGTTGGTGGTTTTTAAACCAGATTATTGACATTTCTCTCTATAAATAGAAATTGATAATTTGATAATTTGATAATATTATTTATTAAATAATATTTTCCTTAAGGAATTTAAAATATTTGGATGTTACAATCCATTTTTAGTATTTGAATTTTATATTAAATACAAAAAAAATTGAAGTTTATTTCTAACTAGTAAAAGGGTAATACTGGTCTTATTTACCCGCTTGAAGCTTTCAAAATGTTCCCTATCAATGCTCAACAATTTAATAGTCAAGTTCCGGTTCCGGTTAGAAATCAAAGATTATGTGGAAATCCTAGTTGTAGACAACCTGGACATACCATAAGGACGTGTAATCACTCATCCGTTGCTGAGTTACGAGCACTAGCGGTAAATGTTTCAAATTATAGTATTGCTTACCAATACCCGGAATTTATAAAAAGGTGGGTTAGTACCAGGTTACATACGACAAGCATATCAATACTTTTTGCGAAAGTGGTAAATAGTAGTATTATTACTCGTGTTACTCTGGGAGAAATGAAAGAAGCAATAATTCATCATTACTATCAACGGATTTTGTCGATACCTCTTGCAGATGGTACGATTAATGAATCTAGGATTCGTGAACTGGCATCCATTTCATTTACACCGATGATAATATCAGGCCTTCGGGATCTTATGGAAAGTCTTGGAGTTCAGTACAGAGTATTGCCAGGAGAACGATTGATACGGGATCATAATATTGCTCGAAATAACCTAGCATTTTATAGTACAAGACTTGCGACTTCTTCTAGAAGAATGGATGCGCTTATAGCGGAACACGCTGAAACCGAACTATTAAGAGAAGCTGCGCTTCAGGTCTATATAAGGATGGAAGATGAGATGGAAGAATATAATAGAACCCATACTAACGGGGTTCTCAATCAACGAAAATTCCCAGATATGGCTGTTATTATAAAACCCGTTCAAGACCCTAACCCGGAAGAAGTCGTAGCCGCCGAAGAATTTGGAGATTGCCCCATTTGTATGGAACCTTTAGATGAAGCGATGGTCGAAATAAATTGCGGGCATAAATATTGCGATTTATGTATAACCAGATATCTGGATACATTACGCAGAAACCAAGACCCGACGTGTTCGATGTGTAGAACCGGTATTAATTGTATGATGTTTAGAAATGAATCATCCCGCAAAATTGTAGATGATAAGTATTGTGCTCCGGTTCAAGAACCCGTAGTTTAGGACTAATCCCGCTTACCCATATATCCCATCACACCGTTGTTTTGTTATTGATTTAAGTAATTAAATTTTTTTATTGGGTGTATTAATTTATTCTATTTTTAGTTAGATATGTTAAGCACTCTAATGAAAAAAAATTGATGAATATTTCTGGAATGGAAAGAGCCGATACCGGGTCGTTATACTTGCTAAAAGCTTTAAAATGTCATCAATTCAACAACAACCAAATGTCGCCATCATTCCTCGGGTTAGAGGACCCCGTTTATGCGGAAATCCCAGTTGTAGACAACCAGGACATACTATCAGGTATTGTACTCACCAATCAGTAGACGAATTAAAACGCCGAATAACCCGTATTTCGGATTATAGTATTGCTTATCAATACCCGGAATATTTAAGAAGATGGATTTATCAGTTACAATCGACACAACTCACCATTTTACGGGATGTAAATTCCCCCAGAGGGGATGACGATATGAGACCATACCTATTCCATAAATATTACGAGCAAATTTTAACAACTCCTATCGACGGAGTAATCAACCGGGAAGCGGTTCGTATCATATCAGCGGCGGTATTNACTCCTGTGACTCGGCAAATACACCAAGAAAATATGGTAGCACTTGGGGTTCCNGTTCGATTATCAAGACGACAACAGATAGCTAANAATTTAGCTGATACGGCTCGAATAGTGCGAGAAAGAACCGGACAAATGAATCTATTGGCTAGAAGATTTGAAGATATCAGAAGAGAATATGAGGCTTCTCAACGGGTAAGAGAAGCGGCTATTGCGGTGTATATAACCGCTTCCGAAGAATCCGATGAATATCAACGAACACATCAACCAGTACAAATTCAGCGGAAATTTCAATTTAACGCCAGACTTAAACCGATATCGGTGATGATTGATTTGACTCAAGAGCCGGATCCACAGCAAAAACAAGGCGGAAGAGAACCGGAACCAGTCCAAGATGAAGAACCTGAACAAGAGGAACCGGAACAAGAGGAACCGGAACAAGATGAAGAACCGGAAACTTGTCCGATTTGCCTTGACAATATGGGCGGAGAAGAATGTGTTGAGCTAAATTGTAATCATAAAGTATGTAACACGTGTATAACCAGATATCTGGATACATTACGCCCAAACCAATTGCCGGTGTGTTCGCTGTGTAGAACCGGTATTAATTGTATGATGTTTAGTAATGAAGCGGCGCGTAAACTTGTAGATGATAAGTATTGTGCTGTTGTTGCTGTATAGTTTAAATCAAACATTATAAATAATCACATAAAACCATATTCATTTGTTTGTAATATTTAATTTAAATAAATAATTTTTTCTCTCATTTTCCTCTGTGGTATTTTTCTAAGACCATAATATTCTTAAACATTTAGGATATTCCAATTGAATTCAACGAGAGAAAAAATTATTTAATTTAATTAATCAATTCAAACAAATTATAAACATTTAAATAAACATAAACAAACATAAACATAAACAAATTGTGAGTGAAATAAGCGAGTTTATTGAAATTATTTATACATCATATAAGAAATCAAACTCTTCATAATTTTCCAGTAATACTTTTTCCTCCGCTTTAAATCCCTCCATTAATGCTTCTTGAAATTGTTTGTGATCTTCTTCATCCTTGACGTACATATCTTGTAAAACAGTATCAATATCAGATTCATCTTCTTCGTTTGACATCAACGGACTAAATGTTTGTCTTTGTTCTGTATCGGAATTGGTGGATGCGGCATATCGTAACGACATCAACAAAATATTCTGATATTCTTGGCTCATTTCAGTATCAACGACTTCATCTGAACGTGGTAATCTTTGTACCGATTGTGTTTGTCTCTGTGCTAGAACGACGATATCATTTTTCATTTTTATTTCGTACTTCAAACTATTTGATAGTGTGCTGTTTATTTGACGCATTTTCTCCATTTCGCAAATATTTTCACTATAATGTGTAAGCACCTTTTTAAATTCCAAATCCGCAAGTGTTTTCGCATTATTCATAGATGTAATATCATTTTCCATTTTTTCGGTGTCTGTCGCAAAGTTTTCAATTATTTCTTGTAGGGCTTCAATTTTCCAAGTTTTTTGGTCACTTTCAAAAGTTATCGTTCTATTTTTATCACTCAGAAATATGTTCCTTTCTGCGGTAGAAATTACTTCTTTTTCCATCTCTTTTAATTTGGCTGCAAAACACGTTTCTTTTAATTTAAAATCATCTCTTTCAATTTTCCACTCCCGAAATAAGTATTCTAATCCGTGGTTTGAGTTGTCTAAGTCATTTTTCGTTTTTTCAAATTTTGAATGTAACTCATCATATTCAGTATTGTAACGATGTTTTTGTTCCGAGACAAGATTTTCCAATTCTTCAATTCGCGATTTTTGTTTTATGTCGGTATCTGTTAGTTCAATAATTCTTTTTTCGGCTGATTCTAGAATAGCCGCGAGTTGTTCTATGTTAAGTTCTGGTTCAATATCGGGGATCGGATTTTTATTATACATGAGCCGTATGTATCGCATATTTCCCAGCAAATTTATATTAATCTGATAAAATCCCCGAACCTCCATTATTTCTCGGATACACATAATTGCAGGGGATATTTCCCAGTAATTAAAATGAACGAATCCCATAATATTCCCATTTTTATTTTTTGAAATATCTATTCGTTTGATATTGAAAATTCCGACACTATTCAATATTTCCGCGATAACATTTTCAGCTGATGGAAACTCATCTGTGAATAACTCCACAGGGACATATGGAATAAATAAACTTACCTTTCCCGATTCTGGGATAAATTTAGCAATACTTGATCCATTAATTGAATTATATTGTTGAGACATCTTGAAGATTTAGGAAACTGAGTAACAGGTATAAGTATTTAAAATGATTATTATGACTTCAATTTTTTTTAAAAATGAATTTGGAATTTGGAATTTGGAATTGAATTTGGAATTGAATTTGGAATTTGGAATAAATTTATTTAATTTGTTTGTATATATTATAATGAATAGCGGATTATCATCACTTGCAGGATCACCTTTAACCGGAGGAAGGCGTCGTAGAACCAGACGAAGAGGAAGTCGTCGTGGAAGTCGCAAGACACGTCGAGTTACTCGACGAAGGTAAACTATGGGGTAGTGACATTTTACAATTACGTTCGATCTTTTGCGGTTACTAGATTCAAATACTTATTTTTGAGTCTTCTATGCTTCGCTATTCCGTGAAATAATCCAAGACATCTTTATTTTAAAGAAAATATTATTTATAAATAATATTCTCAAATATTTTAGACTCTTCAAAGAATTCGTGGAACAGCGAAGCATAGAAGACTCAAAAATAAGTATTTGAATCTAGTAACCACAAAAGATCGAACGTAAGACTCGTGTGTATCGTAGGAACTGAAGTGGTCACTATCCCCTGTTGAGTAGCGTATTCATATCTATATTTGTTCTCATAAACGAATGCAAATAGTTCTCTTCAAATATCTCTTTTTTATTTTCGTGTTTTTTTTTAAAAATATACGAATTATTTTTTTTTTTAACAGTCCATCCATCATTTATAGCATTAAATAAAAACATCATTTTATGAAATTTTACATTATCTATTACGGTAACGCATTTTTCTCCACTATCACTAACATTTTTAAGTTTTATATTTATCTCATCCGAATTATTTGTCATTATTACTAAAAAGGAAGAAAAGTATTATTTAATTTAAACTATTAAATAATAAGTATTAAATAATAGTATTTAAAAATTAGATATTAAATAATATAAATAATATGTCATTTAAACCTAAAAATATAAAAAAATTTAAAATAAATAAAAAAAATTCTATGACTTTGGATGGAAAGCATAAAGAATTTGTATCAGAATTTAATAAAAATACTAAAGATATAATTCCAAAACTTAAACAAAAAATAATAGAATTACGACAACAATTGGATAATCAGTCCGAAAATTTTCTAACAATTGAACAAGTTATGGATATAAAAGATAATATTAAAGAAATAAATGAAGATATTCGGGATTTGAAAAATAAAAAGAATGATTATTTTTTAGATAATTCAAAATATATTTTTGATTATTTTGAAAATAAAAAAAATATTTCATCAGGTGAAACAACTAATAAAAATAAAATATTGGATTCATTTTTTAAAATGAATAATACAAACATAAATAATATCGAAAATAATAATAATGATATATTTTCAAAATATTTGAGTAATATTGATGAAAGTTTTTTAGATATTAATTCTTTTATAACACCTAGTGATATTTGCCAATCTTGTTATAAAGGTGAATTAATTCCGTTAGATGATGAAGGTGTATTAATATGTAATTCTTGTTATACAAACATACAGTATTTAATAGAGAATGAAAAACCGTCCTATAAAGAACCTCCAAAAGAAATATGCTTTTATGCTTATAAAAAAATAAATCATTTTAAAGAAATTTTAGCACAATTTCAAGGTAAAGAAACAACACAAATTCCGCCAGAAGTTGTTGAAAATCTTAAATTACAAATAAAAAAAGAGAGAATAGATAAATCTAAATTGACATATCTAAAGACAAAAGATATATTAAAAAAATTAGGGTTTAATAAATATTACGAACATATCAATTTTATTAAGGATAAGATGGGTATAAAACCACCGATTATCTCTCAAGAATTAGAAGAAACGTTATGTAATTTCTTTATGGAAATCCAATATCCTTATGCAAAGCATTGCCCTGATTATAGAGTTAATTTCTTACATTATTATTATGTTTTATTTAAATTATTTGAATTATTAGGAGAAGATGATTATTTAAAAGAAATTCCTATGTTGAAAGATAGAGATAAATTAATAGAACAAGATAATATTTGGAAAAAGATATGTGCCGAATTAGACTGGGAATTTGTTTGTACTACCTAATTTTATTGTTTTATTTAATTTCTTATTTAATTGTATAGTTCGTCCATTTTTACATTTGAATTTTCCACGAGACAATCCTTTTTTATTCACTACAGAATTCGTACATATACGTATTGATCGATTTTCTTGGGTTTTTGGTCCAACTTTTTTTATACAAGAACATAATTTTTGCGTTAATATATCTTCAGCGCTTCGTTTTATATCTCCTTTACTTTTTGGGATATCTTTTTCATAATAATTTAAAATTTTTATGTAATCTTTTGTTGTTAATTTAAACATATATATTTATAATATTTTTTATTTTTTAATCCTTTTATCTTTTAATGTTTTTTGTTTTACACAACGATTAGTTATAACATTTAAAACCTTTCCATCAGGACAAATTTTTATCCCAGGTTCTTCTTTAACTTTTGTATTCTTTAACGTTTTATCTTTTTTAACTTTTAATGTTTTTGGTTTTACGCAACGANTACCGATTGTATTTAAAACCTTTCCATCAGGACAAATTTTTATCCCAGNTTCTTCTTTAACTTTTGTATTCTTTAACGTTTTATCTTTTTTATCTTTTAATATTTTTGGTTTTATGCAACGATTAGTAATAACATTTAAAACCTTTCCATCAGGACATGGTTTCATCGCAATTTCTTCTTTAATTTCTTTTAATATTTTTACTGTTTTAACCTTTAATGTTTTTGGTTTTATACAACGATTGTTAGTTATATTTAAAACCTTTCCATCTGGACAAATTTTTATCCCAGGTTCTTCTTTAATCTTTTTAACCTTTAAAGTTTTATCCTTTTTAACTTTTAATATTTTTGGGGTTATATTGTACGAGGACGGAGAAGAAATATTTTCAAATATATTGTCTTTTATTTTTTTTAAATTTACGTTAGGATTTGTAACTTCTGCTTCATAAGCAGCCATCGCCCGTATTTTATGAAAAATATCAGTTCTTGTTTGAACATCATCAATCGCAAGTATTTTTTTTATATTGACATCCTCTCCAAATAAAGCTTTACAATATTTTTCTACTTTATCATTTATCATAAGAACATATCCCCTAATTAATCTACTAAACTGATTTGCTTTCTTTTTATAGCTAATATCACGCTTTAAACTTATATTATCCACAATTATGTTAAGTAATTCTGCTGATGGTATTGTTGGGTTTTTTAACGCCATTTCAGTAAAAAACATAGACCAAGCAAGACAAAATCCACTAGTTACATCTTTAATATTACTAAATAATTCTTCTATAAATTGAATTCCCAATATATTTTTATTTATACAAACTTCTGAAGCAGGTATATATTTTACATCATAACCTAATTTGGTTCCTAACTGTGATGTAAAAAATTTTATTAATGATTTTACATGAGTATCTGTTTTCTCGTCTAATACTCCGTCTGGTTCAAAATGTTCTAATTGTTTTAAATCTTTTCTATAAATTAGAACATTAGCGTGTGCTGCGGTATCAGACCATTGCAGACATAGTGGAATTATTATTATGTTACTTTTTATATGTGGATTTACAATACACGAGTATAAATGATCTACACCCAGATTTAATTCTTTTAATAATGGATTATCGCTTTTTAACGTAGTTTCTTTTCTTAATTCTCCTATATGTAAAAGAATACCAGACTTTCCACTATTACTAAAAATATAACAATTGGATTTATATTTTGTTAATAAATACGTATAAAAAATATTTTCTATTAAATGTTTTCCTATCCATTCAAAAGGAAGTAAACCTTTATTACCCCTTTCTGTTAATTTTATTAAATTTTTGCTTAAACTGCCTTTACCTTTGTAAGCGTCTGGATATTTAATTCGTAATTCATCTTTATTCATTATATATATATATATATATATCAATTTATTAATATAGGG